TGCCAAAGCTGAAGCTGAAGCGCAGATTATGCTGTCTCGTGCAACCAGTGAGGCAGATTGGGAAAAGATTATGGCTCAAGGTAGCCAATCTTCGTGGAAAGACGAATGGCTAACTATCCTTTTTTCTATTCCATTAATTCTAGTATTTACTGGTGATTGGGGTAGAGATATTGTAGCTAATGGTTTTGTAGCACTGGAGTCTATGCCTGATTGGTACCAGTATACTCTTGGTGTAATTGTAGCTGCCAGCTTTGGAGTAAGATCAGCTACTAGATTCTTTGGGAAAAAATAATGCATAAGAACTTTCAGAAATGTTTAGAGATGTTGCTACACCACGAGGGGGGCTTTGTGAATCACCCCCAAGATCCTGGTGGCATGACTAACCTTGGGGTGACTAAGGCTGTATATGACAAGTGGATTGGACGTGAGTCTACTAAATCAGAGATGATGGATCTAAAGCCTGACGATGTAGCACCTATTTACAAAAAGAATTATTGGGATAAGGTACGTGGTGATGATCTTCCTAGTGGTGTTGACTGGTGTGCATTTGATTGGGCAGTTAATTCTGGCAGTGGTAGGCCAGCTAAAGCTATACAACGTGCAGTTGGTGCTACAGTAGATGGGGCTATTGGGCCTATGACTTTGCAAGCTATTATGAATCATGAGCCTCAAATGATTATTGAGAGTGTTTTTAGTCAACGTCAGAAGTTCTATGAGTCTTTACGTACCTTTGAACATTTTGGTCGTGGTTGGACTCGTCGTAATAAAGAAACCCTAGATCAAGCATTGAGTATGATCTAATGAGTGTACCTGAACGAGTTAAATCTACTATAAAGCGTCTTGGACTTAAAGGTGTAAACAAACCTAAACGTACTCCTGACCACCCTAGTAAGTCTCATGTTGTCATGGCTTCGGATGGCAGAGTATACAAAGTTATTCGCTTCGGAGAACAGGGAGCTTCTACCGCAGGTAAACCTAAAGCTGGTGAATCAGATAAGATAAAGAAGAAACGTGCAAGCTTTAAGGCTCGTCATTCTAAGAATATTAAGAAGGGTAAGATGTCTGCAGCTTACTGGGCCGACAAGGTGAAGTGGTGACATTAATATCCCACCTACCTTTACCTAGTATGCCATTTCAAACTCATGACAATATTATTTTTGAAAAGGCTGATAAGGATAGATCTAGTAGGAATAACGAAGAGTATAAACCAGAACAACCTAATAAGATTACACCTGATACACCAGTAGAGGATTTAAAACTAGTAAATCAAATGTATGTTTATAATCCTAATCCAAATAAATTACGTACACCTACTGGACAAATAGTAGACTTTATTGTGGCATGAAAAAGAAAGATCCTAAAGTAGGTACTGGTAAAAAACCTAAAGGTTCAGGCCGTAGGTTATATACAGATGAGAATCCTAAAGATACAGTATCAATTAAATTTGCTACTATGGATGATGCAAAAGCTACAATAGCTAAAGTAAAAAGACTAAAGAAACCCTACGCAAGAAAAATACAAATCTTGACAGTAGCAGAACAACGTGCTAAAGTTATGAAGAAAACTGCAATAGCTAATTTATTTAAGGCAGCTAAGGCAGACTTGCGAAGGAAACATAATGCCGTATCTAACAAGTAGCATACCTTATTTTAAAGCATGGGTACGTAGAGAGTACACAAAAAACCTAGAGGAATATCATGGAGAGTTTCTTCACTGTATGGTCATCGGTGTTACTACGCTCCCCAATAGAACACTCAGCTTTCAAGTTATCTTCACAGGATGCGAGTCAGACTTTGATGAATCAGAAAATATCCACGGTGGAGCGATGTGGGCTAGGATGCCACTTACTGCGTTGGTTGCGGATACCCCTTTGGCTGAATGGCCTGAAGAATTACCTCCGTACTTAGCTCAACCTTGGGATTGTATGTCGCATACACATAGTGTGTACAAGCTAGAACGTGCAAGCCCAGCGCCTTGGATAGCAAAGATAGATGGAGAATTTTATCCAGCTAAGTATTACTTTACTGTAGACTATACAGATAGTGAAGTAGCGGATGATCCTGCACAACATAAACAGTCTCACGTATTAGAGTTGTTAGATGCAGGTAAATATACTGGTAACATTGTTGCGTTGCCCAATAACAGAGTGAGAGTAACTCATCCAGCATGGTTTGAGGTAGGAGAAGGTGCTCCTGACTTTAAACCTAATCAACATACATACAACTCGAAAGAAAACGTAGACTACGTATGGGATACGCAACGAGTGTTCAACAATTTATATAATGATGAGGATCAATAATATGGCAATGCATGGTAACAAGAAGAAAAAAGGAATGGCTAAAGGTGGAGCTATGATGAAGAAAAAAGGATATGCCCAAGGCGGTCTTAAAATGGTTAAAAATAAAGCAGGTGATACTGTTCCTTTTTATGCTGCTGATGGTAAAGGTAAAATGAATAAAGGTGGCATGATGAAGAAAAAAGGTTATGCTAAAGGTGGGGCTATGATGAAAAAGAAAGCTTACGCCAAAGGTGGTAAGGTAGCTATGTACAACCAAGGTGGTATGGTTAAGTCTACTGGTACTATGAATACTGGTATTGCTAACCCTAAAAATACTTACAAGTAGGAGAAGTAATATGGCTGTATCACTACGAACATACTTAAACAATAAACTAAAAGAAAAAGGTATGACTGCTGCCCAAGCTAAAAAGAATGCTGGTAAATACAAAAGTATTGCTGCTGCTAAGAAGGCTGGGTCACTTTACTACACTAATAAGGATGGTAAAGTAATGGCTGCTGTATATGCAGAAGATCTAAAGAAACCAATTAGACCTAAAGCTAAACCTAAAGATCCAAGAGCAACACGCCCTAAGCAACCTAAAGGTGCTCCCACACTTAGGAAAAGAGATCCTGTTAAAACTGAAACTCTTCCCCCTAAATCAACTGGGGGTGGTCGTGGTGATGGAGAAAAAGAAACTCTACAAAGACAAACTGATCCTAAGTCTCCTTCTAGGTTAAGGGGTGCAGAAATTATGAAAAAAATACCTCGTAGTAAATGGGAAAGTATGACTAAATCAGAAAGAAGGGCTTTAGGTTTACCAGCTACTAGGGTTGCAGCAATGGCTAGTAAATTAAGAGATGCTAAGTTTAAAGATGGTAAAAGTTTTTAAGTAAATGGTAGCACTTCCTTATAATACTTTTTTTAAAAGTTCTACAATTACTGCTAGTTCTGGTGGTGCTAGTGCAGATGTTATATACACTGTGCCACCTAATCACGATTGTGTAGTTACTTTTATGCATGTAAGTAATGGGGGTAGTTCTACTATTAATGTAACTGTACAAGTATATACTGCAGTAGATACTACTTACCATCACCTTCTTGATAATAAGTCTATAGCAGGTAATGATGTATATAACTTAGTTACATCAGACAGAATATATCTTCATGCTGGAGATAAAGTTGTAGCTTTTGGTGGTGGTGGTGCTCTTGAGATTATAGCTTCAGGTGAAGAACATTATAACCCGAATCGCATATAGCGCATAACGGGGTTGCAATATTATCTATAGTATGATATAACTAAATATGTAAAACTACTCCTGCACAAGATAAAAGGAGTAGTGCAATGTTTAAACGTTTATTAAAACGATTCCAAGAGAACCAACAACGAAGAGCAGATTATTGGGTACTTATGAATTTGTCTGATAAAGATCTGCGTGACATGGGGATAAGTCGTGGTGAAGTCTACCAAAAAGTCTACGGTAAATGCAGCGGGTAATTATACTAAGCCTAGTATGCGTAAGCGCCTTGTTGCATCCGTTAAAGCTGGCAGCAAGGGTGGAAAGCCTGGACAGTGGTCAGCTAGGAAGGCCCAAATGGTTGCAAAACAATACAAAGCAAAGGGCGGGGGTTATAAGTAATGGCCCTTTCTAAGTCACAAAAAAGTCTGAAGTCTTGGACTAAGCAGAAATGGAGAACCAAGAGTGGTAAACCATCAACGCAAGGTCCAAAGGCTACAGGCGAAAGGTATCTACCTGAGAAGGCTATTAAGTCTCTTAGTTCTTCTGAGTATGCCGCTACAACACGAGCAAAACGAAAAGGCACTAAGGCGGGTAAGCAGTTTGTGGCTCAACCTAAAAAAGTTAGAGCCAAAGTAAAACCGCATAGGAAAATTACATGACGGAAAAGCAACAAAAGTTTCTTGATGCGTTATTTGGTGAAGCCGAAGGTGATCCAGTACGAGCACTTAAGATTGCAGGTTATGCCCAAGGGGAGTCATCAACGAGAGTTATGGCTCCTTTAAAAGATGAAATAGCTAATCGTACCCGTGACTTTATTGCTACCAATGGCCCTCGTGCTGTTTGGTCCTTGATGAATGTTATGACTAACCCAACAGACTTAGGGAATAAAGAGAAGATGGCTGCTGCTAAAGATTTCTTAGACCGTGCTGGTTTTGTAAAGACCGACAAGGTAGAAGTCAAATCAGAAAACCCATTATTTATTTTACCACCTAAAGAAAATGAAGCTTGATAAAACTTGGAAACTTCCAAAGCCTGACAAAACCGAAAGTGGCTATGTTTGGCATCCAGTAGTAAGAGTAGGTAGACAAGTACCATTTGGGTACTTACAAGATCCAGATGACAAAGATATTCTTATACCTATTCCAGAAGAATTAGAACTGTACGAACAAGCAAAGAAACACCTAAAGCAGTACAGTTATCGTGATGTAGCCAACTGGTTAAGTGATCAATCAGGTCGACATATATCACATGTAGGACTATACAAGAGAGTTAGACTTGAGCAGAAGCGTAAGAGAGAAGCTGCAAACCAACGCTACCTTGCCGAGCGATACAAAGAGGCGCTCGACAAAGCGGAAAAAATCGAAGCCCAAATCCGTGGTGGTAGAGAAGAGTCCAGCCCAGCCGAAGCCTGAAGCTCTAGACTATGAAGAGATAGCTCGTGAAGTTATCTTTGAACCCAATGAGGGGCCACAGACAGACTTTCTTGCTTCTACAGAGCAAGAAGTGTTATATGGAGGATCAGCTGGTGGAGGCAAGTCTTATGCTATGGTTGCTGATCCTGTTCGTTATCTAGGTAATCCTAATGCTAGGATGCTTTTAGTACGTAGAAGTACAGAAGAACTTAGAGAACTTATTTCAGTATCTAAACAGCTTTACCCTAAAGCTATTCCTGGAATTAAGTTTATGGAACGAGATAAGACTTGGGTAGCCCCTAGTGGTGCAACTCTCTGGATGTCTTACCTAGACCGTGACGATGATGTTATGAGATACCAAGGTCAGGCCTTTAACTGGATTGGCTTTGACGAACTTACACAGTGGCCTACCCCATATCCTTGGAATTATATGAGGTCACGGCTTAGAACAACTAAAGCTAGTGGCTTACCACTTTACATGAGAGCTACTAGCAACCCTGGAGGTCCAGGTCATCAGTGGGTTAAAAAAACTTTTATTGACCCTAACACTCCTAACAAAACATTTTGGGCAACGGATACAGATAGTGGTGAAGTTATATGCTGGCCAAAAGGTCATAGTCGAGAAGGTGAGCCACTATTTAAACGTAGGTTTATACCTGCTACCTTATTCGATAATCCTTACCTAGCAGAAGATGGCATGTATGAGGCTAATCTTCTGTCGTTACCTGAGCATCAGCGAAGGCAGCTACTAGAAGGTGACTGGGATATCAATGAAGGTGCAGCCTTTCCAGAGTTTAATCGTAAAGAACATGTAGTAGAACCTTTTGATATACCTAACAGCTGGGTAAAGTTTAGAGCTTGTGACTATGGCTATGGGTCTGCTACAGGAGTTCTTTGGTTTACTGTAAGTCCGTCTGAACAATTAATTATCTACAGAGAAATGTATGTTTCTAAAGTTACCGCTACTGATCTAGCGGATATGATACTAGAAGCTGAAGACGGTGAAAAAATACGATATGGAGTTCTTGACTCTTCTCTTTGGCATAATCGTGGTGATACTGGCCCTAGCCTTGCTGAACAAATGATTATGAAAGGTTGCCGTTGGAGACCTTCAGATAGATCTAGGGGTTCTCGTGTAGCTGGTAAAAATGAAATACATAGGCGATTACAAATAGATGAGTTTACAGAAGAACCAAGAATGGTTTTTTTTAATAACTGCACTAATACTATTTCTCAGATACCAGCTATACCTTTAGATAAAAACAACCCTGAAGATGTAGATACACACGCAGAAGATCACTTGTATGATGCTTTAAGGTACGGTATAATGACTAGACCACGAAGCAGTCTATTTGATTTTGATCCTAATAATCATAGTACAGGATTTCAAGTTTCAGACGCAACCTTTGGCTATTAAGGATAAGATATGGAAGAAGATGAATTTTTTGAAGATACGATGGAGTCAATAGATTCTAATGCATTAGATGATATTAAGGCGGAAGATTACTCTGATCCAGCCTCAGGTACTATTGTAGGTTTAGTTCAAAAAAAATACAGTAAAGCTTCTACTGCCCGTGAAACTGAAGAACAACGTTGGATTCAAGCTTACCGTAATTATCGTGGTATTTATGGACCTGATGTACAATTTACCTCTACAGAAAAATCTAAAGTATTTGTTAAAGTAACTAAA